AAGATACTTCAGTAGTTTAAATTCTCAAGCCTTTGGCGGTAATGTATCGGATTACAAGGAGCGTGTAAGAGCTATTCAAGATGTTGGAGGGGTTAAAGTATTTCCAGTATGGAATGGCGGAGGAACTGTAAAGATAGTTTTTACAAATAGATTTTCCAAAGTTCCGGAAAGTTCATTAGTCGAATATGTACAAAATGAAATAGATCCAATAGGACACCAGGGAACAGGCAAAGGGATAGCCCCTATAGGTCATATTGTAACTGTAGAGGGAGCAACAACGGAGAGTATAAACATAGAAACTAGACTAACATATCAAACAGATTGGTCTTGGGAAGATGTTAAGCCTGCAGTTACAGAAGCTATAAACGATTATTTTTCAGAACTAAATCAAGGTTGGGAAGAATTGAATAGTATTGTTGTTCGTATATCACAAATAGAAACAAGACTTTTGAATATTGAAGGGATAATTGACATAGAAGGAACTAAAATAAATGCTTTAGAGAAGAATTATATTGTTTCAGAAAATAGCCTTGTCTCTATTGGTACAGTAGGTGAGTTAATTGAATAGAGAAGTTGATATTAATAGATATATTCCACCAGATAGGAAGGTATATAGAGAGTTTAATGAGATAGCGAAGGTTGAAAATATTGAACTTAAAGATTTCTGGAATAGAATAGAAAACGGATTTAATGATCAGTTTTTACAAAATATGACTATTGATGGTGTGAAAAGATGGGAAAGTATGCTAAACATAACACCGAAAGGTACTGAAACGCTTGAGGATAGGAAGTTTAGAATAAGCAATAGATTATTTGATGATTTACCTTACACTATGAGGACATTACAAGCTAGATTAAACGCTTTATGCGGTAAGAATGGTTATAAGATAGATTTAAAAAATAATGAATATAAAATAACTATCAAGGTTGAACTTACAGCAAAGCATCAAGTCGAAGAAATACGAAAAGTATTATCTAAAATGATACCCGCTAACATGTTGCAGTATGTTGAACTTATATACAACCAACATCAACACTGGCAACAATTCACACATGCAGAATTACAAAACTACACTCACTATCAACTTAGGGAAGAGGTGATTTAATGAAATTTACAGAAAAATTAGGTTTAAAGAAACCAGATACAACGGATTTTTATAATATAGAAGATTTCAATTATAACGCTGATAAAATAGATGAAGAGTTAGGAAATTTAGATCCTGTTAAATTACTTGATCAAATAAAAACTGTAGATGGCGAAGGTAGTGGACTAGATGCTGATTTACTTGACGGAAAACACTCAACTGCATTTGCAACAGCAGATCATAAACACGAAATGGACGACATTAATAACTTAAACCTTACAGCAGAAAATACTACTATTAAAGATGCAGACAACAACTTTACAAGCCCAAATGTAGAGGGAGCATTGCAGGAGTTAGCAACTGAGGATAAGTCTTTACAAACTAATATAGATAACAATAAAACAGAAGTAGACAAGGAAATAGCCAATTTAAAGCAATCTGTCAGTAGTGGGAAACAGTTAATCGCTACCGCTGTTACTGGCAAGGATGTACCGACAAATGGTAGCGATTCGTTTCAGACTATGGCGGATAATATAGATAGTATTAAGACTA